CCACTGAACCCACATGGATTCTAACGCTCCTCCTTTTTGGAAGCAGGCGGTCGAAGGTTCCTCAACCACGATGCCAATAGCATCAGGGGGGATCTCTCCGTTGTTCCTGTGGACCTCTGGGTCATCCAAAAGTCTAACCAAATCACCTACTTTCACTGACTACCTCCAAACTGAGAGCGTAGTTGTCTGCGTCCTCGATAATGCCATCATCAACCCACTTTATCAAAGTCTCGTAAGCATTGACGACGATGACGAGAGCAACATGATTGCCACTTTTCACCAAATCACCGACTTTCATGATTCTCTACCTCTGAGTAGTCGCAGTAAATCATGGCTTCTTCTTTGGGAAACTCGACCAAAATAGTGCCTTGGTTGGCATAAAATCTGACGATTTTGCCAGCGCCGTACTCTGGCCTGCCCTTCACTATGACTGAATCACCGACTTTCACTTACAACCTCCAAGTCTTCTATACCAAGATAGATACGCATACCTGCAAAGTCAACAGTAACAACATTATTGATTGCAACTTTCACAACTAAGCCAAGTTTGTCCTCGTACCCCATACCTCTGCGTGTCTTACGTGAGGAGAGTCTAACCAAATCACCGGGCTTCACTTAGTACCTCAACCCAACCTTGCTCTATGGCTGATAAATCCATCTCGGCTGTCTCCCCAAAGTTGCTTGGCCATAATACAAGCTGTGTCTGGCAGTACCCCATTCCAAATAGGGGTTGTGTGACCAGAGGGCCAACAATAATGCCTATGTCCCCTTGGTCCACGTCTCTCACGAGACTACCAATCGGTATAGAGTGTATCTTGCCACTGTTCATCGTTCATCGCTTGCAGGGTAAAGCCTGCGTATGTTCCCTGTGCTCCTGAGCTTGCCTCATCGAGCCACAGAACTCTATAGTTATCGTCACCAAGTGAGCTTGTCACTACACCTAATGTAGACTCCAAAACGTCTCCGTCAAGTTTCATATGAACTAAATCACCAGTAATCATTTTCCCACGTCCTTTGCCATATTGGCGCTAGTAACATACATGTACCCACCTTTATTATAGGCTGGGGCTGTACATGATGCCTTGAATAAAATCTGCTCTGTTGCGATGGCATCACCGCACTCCAAGCAGGTGTTGTAACCGAGCGCCTTGCGTCGGTCAGAATACTCATCATCGCACTTAATACAAATAGCCATGTTGTCTCCATAGTGGGCTAAAGTGTAAGTTGTAGTTGCTCGCCTTGCGGCTTCTCTTTAACAATAGGCACCGTCATGGCATAGTCAAGCATATCAACCATTTCATATCTATTTTTTTCTGTCTTGCTGCCTCGTACCCATGCCCTGCGGCCACTACCGAAGGAGACAATCCTTGAATCATCGTCGCTCAGGTCTGACACTAGTTCACATAGCTCGCGTTCATAGAAGTGATACTCAGGCTTTCCATCAACCTCGTGCCAGAAATCTTTTGAAAGAATCGCAAAGAAACTGTCAGTCAAATCACTAGCTTCCAGCTCTCGCTCGTCATAGCAACATTCGGTCCAAGCCTCCATATTGCCGCTGTCAGTCTCGATCTCGAACTCTACGAAGCCTTCAGGAAGTGGTCTATATTTGATGGTGCCATCAGCCTTAGCACTCTCGTACGATCGCCAGTGAAGGTAGAAGCCCTCATGCTGGTAGTGGAGAAAATCGTCGCAGAACCTTTCGATGACTTTCATAGCCAACTCTGGGCTGTGCCTGGGCTTAAAAATATAACTTGCTAAGTCCATTACTTTACTACCTCAAACTCGTGCTCAACTAAAATGAGCGTTCTGTCGCCGCACAAAATCCTGTACGCGGCTTGGTTGGGAAAAACTGGATCGTTGGGATCCGCCTCACAATGTAAAGCTAATATAATCCCGTGAGTGCAGTTGTCTAGTGCTAGTTCCTGTGGGTCACACAGTTTAACTAGAGTGCCGGGTTTGAGCTTTGTAACCATATCCCTGAGTTCTCTGCATGGTCGTCAAGAATAGTGTCAACAGACTCATGTGTTACGCTTGAACCGATGGGGTCGTCTGGCCAAGCTACGGTGACAGCCAAGTAAGGGCTCTCGCACTCACTGGGCCGGTACATAAAAGGCTTTTCAGATGTTACCAGACCCCATTCGGTACCGCCATCCAAGTTCACATATCCTATCAAATCGCCTTTGTTCATTTCTCAAAACCCACCCTGTCCCGTCGCTTATCTTGCGACACATCCTTATTCAGCTACAACGTAGGGACGACAATCTACGGTGTAAAACTGATTCTTTTGTTTTTTACCTTTACTTCGGGTCAACAATGTTGTCGATGACCCACTTCTCCACTTCCTTCTTGCCAATCGTGTGCTCAGTCAGTAGATTGTCCTCACTGACAGAAACAGGAGAAATAAGCTCGCAACTGTCGTTGCTAGGGTTGCGATACCACTCATCCCGTGGAATATCATCGACGTTCAGAAAGTTCACCGGGAAGTAGCAGCTACCTTGAGTTTTTGGCGTGTCGCTCCAGCGATCCTCTTGCGGCACGAGGTACTGAAACCTGATTCCGTGCGCTCCTTGGAAGTAATCATCCCTGGTAGGTACATGGGACTTGCGAATGTCATCAAATCGCACTTCAGTAACGACAGCCATAACTGGATCCTGACCTTGCAAGTTGTGGTCAACACTGATGAGCGCACCAGGGCCAAAGCCAGCGTCCATCATGCGCTGTGCAGCTTGCTTGCGAATGTTCAGCACTTCGGCTAGTCGTTCTTTGACCTGCCTCTTGCGCTCGGTACAAGTCCGACGAGTGTGTCCAGTCTCTCCACAGAAACCACACTTGCGATTCTGTCCACGAGTTTCCATCTTGTGAAGCTGGTCCTTGGTGTGTCGAAGATAGCGTTCGGCGTTGGCTCTTTGATAGTCATGAGCAAACTCGTTCTCGGCTAGCTCTTTCGTATATCGCTTGACGTTCTCTTGAAGATCCGTCTTTCGCTTAGGGCATGCACTTTTGTTGTGGCCCTTCTCATAGCAGTATCCGCAGCGCACCGTGCGCTTGTAGTTTCCATTCTCGTCAGTCATGTATGCCATTGGGTCGTCCTCCTGTGGCTTCCGTTACGCTAGTACCATAGGAACCAGCTAGCCCTGTGTAAAGGGCATAATGTGTTTTATGTGCTCTCCATAAATGTAGAGACGCTTTCCGTTCGGTCTAACGAAATGATGGACCTTCTCTGTGATGGTCTTGTCACCGTTGAGGCCACCATAGACCATTTTATTTCCGAGATAAATGAGAGGCTCAGACCAGTGGGCAGCGCGACCATCAGAGGAGCGTCTGCCTCTCTTCAGAATATAAAGCGCTAGCCGTGATGCCTCTTCTAGTGGTGTTGGCGCCATTCGATAACTAACACGGGGATCGTTAGAAAGCCTATAGATTGAGCCTACTTGCAAATCACCTACTTTCACTAACCAACTCCAGCTCTACATCAGCCCACCATGTGCGGTCGGCTCCAGGCCAAGCCACTTCATAGTAGGGTATTCCATCATCGGATTCATAGAAGTCAACAACAACGCCGTAACCGTAGTCTATACCCATCATAGATGCGTCATTCTTCGGTAAAACAATATCGCCAATCTTCATACGCATAATATAAATACACGCGAGCGCGAGTAAAATACTTTTATGGGCGCGAGTAAAAAACTATCGCTCACTGCCGCTTGATTCATCCATCGCTTCAAGTGTTTTCTGTAAAACTTGTAGCGCTATGTTATCTTTAGAAGTTTTCTTAACCATATCGGACATGGCTTCGATGGCATCGCCAACTTCTTCCATGTTCTCTTTCATTTTGGCGATTACTTTATCAAGTACCTCAAAAGGTTCATCTGCTGCTTGTGTGCGAAGAGCCATAAAATCTTGTGTGCTCATGCCAGTGCCAGAGTAAAACCCATCGACTGCATGTTGTTTCTGTTCTTCAGAAAGCTCTTGTCTTTCCTGTACCGGCGCCTGTTCACTCTCCACCTTCTGCGTCTCCTTACTTGGTTTAGCAGCTGCGTCGAGAGGATTAACGATTTGCATATTGGTTGGCGGACCAATAGAATCTATACTCATTTTAACCTCATTACTGTCTTTTTCTCTGTATCCTGTGAGTGGTAGGTACATCTTACAATAAATAGGTTAAAGTGTTAAAATTTTAGTAACAATACTGGTATATTGCACACATTACGAGTATTACACACACGTCAGCGAGCAAAAAAATTGTCATTGGTTTGAAATCATCCATATCATATATACTCGCGAGCAAAAAAAATGGTCGGGGAGGCGGGACTTGAACCCGCGTGTAACCAGCTACTCTTTCTACTGTTTATAAGACAGAGGAGATACACCCCGGTATGAAAAACTATCTCCGGGTCTGAAGATAATATCTCCTGTCAAAAGCGGCATAAGATGCGCGCATGTAAGCCTCGACATCTTTCTTTGTGACCTTATGGTTTTGAGCTAGCATGGCTTCAGCGATATCACTGATAATATCTTTTGGTGGAGTATAACTTTCCTTCTGCTCTTTGAGGAGCTTCCTGTATCCTTTGATACGCTCTTCCTTGTACTTAGAAAAAATAAGTTTGTTACCCTTCATTGACGCTCTCCAAAATAATCCGGTCCTTAAAACTACCGCGCTCTTTACGTTTATCGATCGCTGCGATCTCCACCTGCACCATGTTTATGTCATGCATAGCGCATATCGAGGAAAAAACTTCATAAATATCGGCAGCCTCCTCGTAGCATGGAGTATTGATAAACTCCTCAATCTCTTCGTGCAGCTTCTCAAACAGTCGATATTTGTATTCATCATGGTTGGCTATGTGATAGTTACAATCCTTGCCAGCCTCTTTGATAATATTAGGAATCTTGTCCCTAACTAATTTTGGCGTCTTCATTAATAATCTCCCTCTTTTGTGACCGCGTAAGTTTTTTAAACACATGTTCAGCTTTTTGAGCTGAAGACCGGTCCTCATGCTCTGAGAAGTAAATAAGCTTAGCCGGTCGTCTAGTTCTAGTATATTTTGCGCCACGATTTGAATTATTGTGCTCGTGAAGCCTTCTTTTCATGTCAGTGGTCACACCTGTATAATAGGTACCATCAGAGCATTGTAAAATATAAAGAAACCATTTCATAATATTGGCACGCCCGACTGGATTCGAACCAGTGACCTACGGCTTAGAAGGCCGTTGCTCTATCCAGCTGAGCTACGGGCGCATGGTGCTATTAGTAAAGCATCATGTAAACTGCAAAGCTGGCGCCGCATAGGACAGCACCAAACATGATCCTCTTAAACACATCATCTCCACTGTGGTTACGCGCAAAGTCGTTCATCTTTATTCTCCATTAGTTGTTTCATTTTGAAAAGCCCAAGTTCCTTGTGCTTACACTCTAACATAACATCCAAATCTAAATTGTAAAGGTTGATCGGTGTCCAGTAGGAGTCAGAGTGTGCGTTGTCACGAATCTTAGGGTCATTGTGTTCGATAGAGCGTGATTGTGAATAGTGCACAACAGGGCGCACATCGCCCCACGTCATGCAGGCTGTGAGCAAAGCCTCTTCCTCGTCTTGATCGCCGGTGCAAAACTTGTGGTGATGATAGTCAAAAACGATTGGGATCCCGATACGACTGTAAATCTCATCATACAGCTCCTTAGTCGAATACAGGCTAGCTTTGTCATCATTCTCGACCGTTAGCCTAGAACGCACAGACTCAGAGAGTCGTTCAAAGTTGCGGCAAAAATTATTAATAGCCATCGGTTTGTTGTTGTAGTGCGCACCTACGTGAATATTAATCTTGGCGTAAGGTGTGCGCGGAAGTCCCATGAGATCAAAGATCCTGCCATGGTTCTCCAAGTCAACAATAGTATTTGTTACAACGTGAGGCGTCGGGCTGGTGAGTTTGTTGAACGGGCCGGGATGGGTAGTGATGCGCTGACCATACAACTTCGCCAAAGCGCCCGCTCTGTGAAGGGACGAGGCGATGGCTCTAAAATCAGGCAAGTCTTCCAGTTCGTATTCACTGTGCCATGGCAAAATATCTGATGACATACGATAAAACTTAATGTCATGATCTTCATTCCACTGGATGATTTTCTCAAGATCCAGACAGTTCTGAAGTGCTAACTCTGAAGCGTAGGGTGTGCCCTTCGCGTCAAAAGTTCTGCGTATCATTGATCGATTCGTGGTGACTCGTTCAGATTTTGGCAGACTACTTAACCCCATGTTAATACATGCGTATCCTAAATTGTACATGCTATCCTCGCGTGTAAGTGGTGGGCTCTCTCGGACTTGAACCGAGGACTACCCCGTTATGAGCGGGGGGCTCTAACCAACTGAGCTAAGAGCCCGAAATGTAATGGTAGCCCCGGCGGGACTCGAACCCGCAAGCCCATTCCGGGCGACAGATTTTAAGTCTGTTGTGTATGCCAATTCCACCACAGGGCCAGAAACGCCCGAAGGCGCGGGGACTAATCCCCTTCTTCTACTGTAGCAACATCTTCTGTAGAGTCAACAACAACATCGGCACCAGTGGTTTCTTCCACGGTTTCAACTTGCACGTCTTCTACTTCAACGTCTCCAGTAGTGACAACACCACCATCGGTGTCATCGGTGCTGCAACCAAAGGTCAACAGCGTCATCATCAGCAACAGGGCTGAAAATAAAAACTTCATAATATACTCCTTTTATGAAAATTTTTAGTTACTCTTCTTCAAGAGATTGTATTTGATTTCTAATCTTATCGATCATCTTCAGCCGGCTGTCAACAGTGCTAGCTTGATGATCAATCGCTTGACGTAGCAAATACAATTCTTTTAAAATATCATTTATCGCGTTAGTCCTTTTATTTGGCACATATACACGCATAAAATATTTCTCCTTTCATATATCTAAAATAACCACGCGCTCTTTCTTTTCTTCCTTTTCCTCTTTTTCTCGTTGTTGTGCCTGCCATTCTTCAAATCGGCGGCGGTCCTCCTCAGAGGGGAGAGGGATTGTTAGAAAAGGGCGCTGGTCATCCATTATCCTTGACCTCTGCTAGGCTTTTTGCGACGACGCGCTCTGCTTGGCGGCGTGCCCGAGCGAAGACTGCCTTGAAATCTTTCGCCTCCAGCATTCGGAGTTTTAGAAAACTTACCACTTCCTTGGTTGGTCTTCTTTTTAACATAGATGCCTTTCTTGTTGCTATTTTTTGCCATTTAATTTCTCCATATCAACAGCTCTGTCGAACATAGTAATACCATTTAAGTGATCGATCTCGTGTTGTACACACACACATTCTAGCGCGTTCTTTTCAAAAGAAAAGTTAACACCTTTTCGAAAGTTGTCGCTTTGTACAATTATGTCCGTCCATCGTTCTGTCATAACATAGTCACCAGGAAAAGACAGACAAGCTTCTTGAAAAAAGCTTTTTCCAAATTTTCCTGTGATTTTTGGGTTGATTAAAATTATTGGCTTAGTCACGTTTACAACACAAACTGCTGCATTGACGCCAACTTGGTTTGCTGCGAGGCCGACCCCATCAACCTCTCGTGATAAAATCTCTAAAAGACGATTGCCAAGATACTCGCCTTCTATTGTTGAAACACAAGGCTTACAAGATTTTGCAAGGATCTTTTTGTCTCCAACATAATTCACTAGTTTGCCTCCCATAATAACTAGAAGGGCAGAAAGTTAAAAGGGGGAGTAATAACTCCCCCTTCAATAATAGTTCTCAAAAAGTTTAAATAATCTTAATCTTCTTAGGTTGAGCTTCAGGTCTCCTCGGTACCACGATTTTTAGCAATCCATTTTTAAAAGTAGCCGTCGCTGAGTCTAAATCTAAATTATTGTCATAGTTGACATATGATTTGTGAAAAGTTCGGCGCGCGATTCTACGAGAATTGAACCCGGAGGTTTCCTCGTCACCATGTGAATCAGAACTTACCTCGATCGACCTCTTGTCAGGGAAGATCTCTACGTGTAAATTTTCTTTTTCAAAGCCAGCTAGCGCAAACTCTATGACGGTTTCTCCTTCTGAGTTGCGATAAATATCCGCGACCGGATAGCCTTGTGTGGTCCGGTTCATCAGCGCAGGTACATCCAACATTGAATTAAAAATGTCATCGAAAACAGTTCGGCCAAGTAGGCCCGGTCTATAAGTCGTAAGTGTAGTCATAATATTTTCTCCTTTAAAAGCAAGTCATTGGCCGGCTCCTTACAAGCAAGCCGGCAGTATAACAATAATCACTCTGGATTCTCAGTCAAGAGAAAATATTTTTTTAATGCAAACTTATAGAAAAGGAAAATCGATTTAAGTCTGAGTTCGCCTGCCATCGGGCTATCATCAACGTTGATAATGATTTAAGAGTTGTTTCGGATATCAAAATCTCTTTTTGATCTGGCGTTTTAAACTGTATGTCTTTAAAATCTCTTCTTAAAAGAAGTAGTATTGCGTTGTTTATCCAAGTTAATTCACACAGCAGAGGAAATATATGATCCCTTGTTTTTTTAGTTGCAACCTGGTCTTCTATCAAATCCAGTAGCACATCTAAGTTGTCATTTGCCTCTAAGCTAATTTCAATTAAGTCTTGTGTAAACACTGTTCGCAAGGCTATTCTCCTTCGAAGTGTTCAATTAGGTCGGTATAACCTCCGACAAACGTAATCAATTTATCATCGCCAACTTTAAAAATCATCGGGACAGTAGGCCACTTATAGGCTTCTTTAATTTCCTGGAGAACAGACTCTTGATCTTTCTCAAAATTAACCAATTTATATTCTTTTTCTTGTTTTTGCAATAAGTGTTCTGCTTTTACACAAAAAGGACAGCTTTCTTTAGCAAACAAAACATATCTCATTTGCCGATCTCTCGAATCATATTTAAATTTTGCTCCGGAGTGCCGAGAATATTATAGTAAGACACTCCGTGTACACCGCTAGCGACGGCGATTTTTGTGAATCTGGCCGCTGGGATTAAATCTTTAATCAGTGGCTCGC